TCATGGAATCCCCACGCTGCCGTCGTCATTGAGCGTCAACTCAAGCTCGTCAGTCTCAGCGATCACCCCTAAAACCTCTTCCCACTCACGATCGCCATCCGTATCCAGGCGATGAATTGTCACCCAGCGCTGCGCCTGCGCCACGGGGTGGTTGATCATCGATGAGACGCGCAGCCCCAAGCGCTCTACTCCGTTCATTTCCTGGCGTGCCGTCGGTGCCGTCTGCTTCTTCGTCATGAAATCCCCTCCCAGGCAAATGCTGTATATCCATACAGCTTAGGCAAAGCTTATATCAGCGCTGCCGAGAATGTCATCTCCGAAATTTGAATAACGGTATGAACACTTTCTGAAAATAATTAGGCATTACCTATTTACAGATCATTAGGCATTAGCTTACTGTTCGCTTCGTCGAGTCACACAACACGGACTCGCCAGGGCCTCACAGGCCGCCGCTCTTTAACAGCCAGCGCAACAAACAACAGACCGCATTGCCTCTACCGGCGACCGGCGAGCAGACAGGCCCGAAAGCCTGCCAACGACAGGGAAAACCTTGTACGGCTGCTCGATGGTGAAACGCCAGAACTGAGTGAGTGACCCGGCATGCAATGCGCCCCGCCCCTTCCGGCGGCAGTAGGACGGAAAGCATCACTTCTGCACCTTGGCGACAGGGTGCAGCGGGATGTAACCCAACCCAGAGGAATCACCATTTTAGGAAAATTGTTCGGCAAGAAATCCGGTCAGGCCCGTGCAGCAGTCGCCAAGCTGGCAAATCGCGATCTGATGGAAGCGGTGGTGTACGGCTCAATCTACGTTGCGGCCGCTGATGGCGAGCTTGAAGAGAGCGAGCTGTCGAAAATCGAAACCATCCTCAGCAACAACCCGGCGCTTCAGGGATTCGGCGCGGAGCTGTCCAACACCATCGACCGTGCCAAGACCGACTTCAAATCAGGCACTCGCATCCTGCGCCAGAACGCCGAGAAAGAACTTGGTGACCTGGCCCACTCCCCAGCCGAAGCGTTGACCGTACTCAACGTGATGCTGACGGTGGCCGAGGCCGACGGCGAGATCGAACCCGCTGAGCTGACCGCGCTGGAGCGCAGCGCGAAGCTGCTCGGCCTGAACCTGAAAGACCACCTGTAATGCCGGGCTTCACAGAGCTGGTGAAAAGCCTGCGGGCTTTTCTCATCGTCGCTCTGCTAGTCGGCGTGGTGGTGATCGATTCAGTGTCTCGAATCATCAGCATGTGCGCCGACGGGTTCCTTGCGGTGCTGATCCTGCTTCTGATCTGGCCGCTGATCAAACAGCGCTGAGCATCACTTCTGCCCATTCAATGAGTGGGCAGCGGGATGCGGACGACCAATACCGCTATGCGGCCACCTGCATCAAAACCCAACCGGAGAATCTCATGCTCCTACTGTTCCTGATCGGCGCAGCGCTCAGCCATGCGCGGCCAGAACCGCCACCTGATGACGGCCTGCCAACCGATCCACGGTGCTACCACCGTGAGCGCTGGCGATGTACCGCCGGGGTCTAGGCGTTCTGGCGCCCAAGGTCCCGCCCAAAACTCAAACTACTGCGTCGGTGAAAGGCCCGAACGTCCAACGGGCCTTTCTTTTTACTCGCCTTTATCCGTCAGCACCCTCCCCTGTGCCCACCGGCACACACCAGGCGGTCGGGGTGCTGACGAATACACGCAACCCACTGAGGTGTTCACCATGCACGCATCAATTCAACAGCGCGTAGACGGGGTTGCGGCCCTGCACATTCGCTCCCGGATCGCCACTGCTGAGTTCTACGCGCTGATCGGCAAGGATCAACCTGTTCAGCAGATCCGCTTCCAGATCAAGAACGTCGGCAACGCCTACCACATCGTGGATCGCGCCACCGGCAAGGTGAAAGGCTTCCGCTGGACGTGGAAGGAGGCAAGCAACCTTGCCCAGGCCCTGGAAGCGCGCGCAGAAGGCGTGAAGGTAACGCTGTCAGGCGGTGCGCAATGATCGGCGTGCCCATGCCAAACCCGCGGGACTCGATAATCAACGACCTGAACAAGCAGCTCGACGCCTTCTTCGGCGCTGGCAACGCTGTGCAGGAAGTTGCGCCAGGCGTAAGCGGCGAAGTGGGCGGGCCAATCAAAAGCACGCGCAGCAACAAGCTCCGCACCGAACGCGACAAGATCGCGCCGAAGCTGAAACAGGCCGTCGACTCAGGCGCGTCCCTCCACCAGGCATGCCTTGCCGCAGGCGTCGACTACAAGCGAGCCCGCCTCATCGCTCGCGAGAACGGCTTCAAACTTCCAAGCAACCCATGAAGCGCATCAACAGCCTGGTGCGCCAGCGCCTTCGACAATCGCAATTCAACCTCCCACCCAGCGGCCTGCAGGCCATACCGGAGAAACAGCCATGTCAACCGCAACAGATACAGCCGAGTTTCTTGAAGAACTCAACGGTGGCGCATTCGCCAGCCAAATTGGCCACGCCATCTCCGAAGTAGCGGCAGGCGTGGTTGACCACGGCAAGGCCGGAAAGCTGGTGATCACCCTGGATTTCAGCCAGATCGGCGAATCGCACCAGGTGAAGATCAAGCACAAGCTCGATTACAAGGTGCCGACCAAGCGCGGTACCCGCAGCGAAAACACCAGCCTTGATACGCCCATGCATGTGGGCACCGGCGGCCGCGTGACTCTCTTCGCGGAAAAGCACGACCAGCTTTTCAGCCGCGACGACGCGCCAATCCCCAAACGCACCTGATCTATCCCTCTCCCCCTTCCGCAATCCAAGGAATTAACCGATGTCACTTACCAAAGATGCAATTCAGCTAATCACCGCTACCGCGCTGGAAGCCAACGGCAAGCAGCTGGAAACATTGGTCCCTACCGTGGTGCTGCCGGAAAGCTCGAAAGTCATCGACTTGGAGAAGTTCCAGGCCGGTCGCAGCCGCTTCCGAGGCACCTACAACACTCACTCGCTGGCAGACTTCAGCGCCTACGTGGTGGAACGCGCGGCACTTGGCGCCCGCGGCTTCATTGATCAGGACGCAATGAGCTGTGTGCTGCTGTTCAATCTGGGCACCGCAGAAGAACCTGGCCACGCTGATGATCGTGCCGTCCTAAAGTTGAAACCTACCGCAGGCTACACCGCCGCCCAGCAAATCGGCGGGCGCGGCATAAGCCAGAAAGACCTGAGCGACTGGATCGAAGACTGGCACCAGTACCTCACTCCGGTCGACGAAGCTGGTAACGCTATCCCGGTGGCCAAGGCCATTGCCGCTGTGCGCACCATCACCATCAAGGCCTCCAGCGAATCGGAAACCACCGTGGGCGAGACCAGCGCCAGCCGCAGCGCCATGGACCAGATCGAGGCGCGCAGCAAAGAAACCCTGCCGGTTTCCCTGCAGTTCCGCACGGTCCCGTTTGAAGGTTTGACCGAACAACAGATCACCCTTCGCCTGTCGGTCATCACCAGCGGCTCGCAGCCGGTATTGAAACTGCGCTGGGTAGGCGAAGAGGTACAGCGCGAAGACATCGCCCAGGAGTTCAAATCGGTTCTTCAGGACAGCATCGGCGATGCAGCGACGCTATCGCTGGGCGCGTTCGATCCTAAGTAAAAACTAAGGCCGGGTAACTGGCCTTCCTATATTGAAAGCTACGGACTTCCGTAAAGGTGTGGATTAATAGAGCATAGATCCGCCACCATCCTTAATCTCAATTGCTCGATTGTCTGAAACTCACTCAATGAAATAGCAACTGACAACTTTATAAGTAACGCCACCTCGGCCTCAGCTTTTTTGAGACTCTCATCGACCCTACGCAAGTCAAACGGCCCATGACGACCTAACTCACGATTAAGTGAAAAAAGTCTCTGCCCTTCATCTTCGTATCGGTCAATCATTCTTTCATACATCAATATTTGTTGATCTATAAGCTGTAGCTGACTTGCTTTGTACTCGGCAAGTCTTGCCTTATGTCCATCCTCAACAAAGTGAGCGCCTTGATCGAGCTGTAAGTCTATTGTCCTAAGAAGCGCAATAAGCGTAACTAGAGATATCCCCGGGCCAAGCAAGCCGCCGAAAAAAGTACCGAACGCGGACCACTTATCCGGCGAACTTGAAATACCAGCATTGAACGTATTCGTATAAAAAACGACAAGCAATAGAAAAAGTACCACCAAACCCATCAACCCGACATTAACTGGCCTCCCCCATCTTCTAAAATTACTTTTACTCGCTTCCATTATTTATAACCTTGCCTGATTGAGAGTCAAAACCCTTCTTACTTAGCGGGCGCTCGCCCAAAGGATAACCTATGTCCGCACAACAGAAGAAACACTCCTTCGATTTCAAAACCCAATACGGGCTCGGCTTCAATCCTCAGGACGATGAGGTCGTTGTCGACTTCTTCTGTGGCGGCGGCGGTGCCGGTACCGGTCTGGAGATTGGCCTGGGTCGCGCGGTGAACGTCGCGAAGAACCACAGCCCGCAGGCGATCAGCATGCACACCATGAATCACCCAGGCGCGCAGCACTTCACCACCGACGTGTTCGAGGGTGATCCGGACACTGAATGCGGCGGCAAGGCCGTGGGCTGGTTCCACATGTCGCCGGACTGCACGCACCACAGCCAGGCGGCCGGCGGCCAACCGCGCAAGCGCGAGATCCGCAACCTGTCGTGGATCGGCCTCAAGTGGGCTGGCATGAAGCGTCCCCGGGTGATTAGCCTGGAGAACGTGAAACAGATCCTGCAGTGGGGCCGACTGATCGCCAAGCGCGACAAGGCAACTGGCCGCGTGGTGAAACTCGGCGGCGACGTGGCTGCACCTGGTGAAGTTGTGCCGGTGGGCCAGCAGTTCCTTATTCCCGATCCAAAGCAGCGCGGCCGCACCTGGCGCCGCTTCGTGGCTCTGCTCGAGGGCATGGGCTACGTCGTCGAGTGGAAGGTAATCAAGGCGTGCGACTTCGGTGCGCCCACCAGCCGGGAACGCCTGTTCATGATCGCCCGGTGCGACGGCCAGCCAATCGTGTGGCCCGAGCCAACCCACGCCAAGAACCCCGCTAAGGGCCAGCAGAAGTGGAAAACCGCCGCTGACTGCATCGACTTCACCGACCTCGGCAAAAGCATCTTCGGCCGCAAGAAAGACCTGGCGCCGGCCACCCTGCGCCGAGTTGCCAAGGGCATGAAGAAGTTCGTGATCGATAGCGCGGCGCCGTTGATTGTCCCGATTGCCAACTGGTCCGGCGAGGCAGTGCAATCATCCGAAGAACCGCTGCGCACCATCACTTCCTACCCGAAGGGCGGCGCCTTCAGCGTGGTCAGCCCGGTCATCGCACCGGCAACGCACCAGGGCAGCGACCGAATCAACGACCCGCTCGATCCACTGCCGACGGTGACCTGCGCGAACCGCGGCGAGCTGACGCTGATCAGTCCACTGATGGTTGGGGCCGGCGGCCCGGAGTACTCCGGCAAGCCAGTGGGCATGGAACAGCCGGTTGGCACCCTCATGACGCAGAACCACCGCGCGCTGGCTTCCGCCTGCATCGTCCAGGCTGGGCACGGCGAGGGCTCTGGCGCAAACAAACGCCGCTCCCACGGGGTTAACGACATCTGCGGCCCGATCGGCACCGTAACTGCCAGCGGCGGCGGTCAGTCGGTCAGCGCCGCGGTGATGATCCAGGCCAATGGCGGATTCAACACCACGCCCGCCAAGGGCATGCACGAACCCATGACGACGGTAACCAACACCGGCAGCCAACAGCAGTTGGCAGTCGCGAACCTGGTGCACCTGCGCGGCAATTGCGATGCACGGGACGTTAACGATCCGCTGCACACCGTCAGCGCCGGCGGCCAGCATCACGGGTTGGTCAGCGCATTCATGGAGCGGGCATTCGGCGGTAGCGTTGGCCAGGGCCTGGAAGAGCCGGCCCCCACCATCACCGCCGGTGGCGGGGGCAAGAGTTCGCTGGTATCGCTCACCCTGTCACCGGAACACGAAGCGGGCGCTCTGCGTGTCGCGGCTTTCCTGATCAGCTACTACGGCACCGAGAACATTAGCGCATGCGACTCGCCGGCGCCGACCATCACCACCAAGGACCGCCTGGCCATGGTCACCGTAATGGTCAAGGGTACGCCCTATGTGATCGTCGACATCTGCCTGCGGATGCTGAAGCCGTCCGAGCTGTACAAGGCCCAAGGCTTCCCGGCCGACTACATCATCAGCCACGGTCCCGACGGCAAACCGTTCACCAAGACCCAACAGGTGCACATGTGCGGCAACAGCGTCAGCCCGCCGCCGATGGCAGCACTCGCACGAGCCAATGACCCTTGGCGCGTAGCGGACACGATCCATCAAGCAGCATAATTTTCGGCAAATCCGACGAACGGTAGAAGATTACCCCCGAAAAAGGGGCCTGGCCTTCCCACTATTAATTCATGTGAATCATTTCCAGATTCATATCAACGTGAGTAGGTGTTCTATCTATGAGTAAAAAATGCGACTGCTGCAAATCTGTTTTAGACCGGGAAAAAAGGGACCATTTCTTTGCCGGAATCTTTTTTTCCGTTGTTGTGGCTGGTTTCTTCTATTACTGGGGATACTGGCATTTCTGAGTAGCGCGCTGACAAGCGCCTGATGTCCACCTGCTGGTGGCTGCACCCACGCAGCCATCAGCTTCCTCTATACAAGCAATACCCTTCCTCCCCTCCCCCTTCAAAGTCAGCCGCTATAGCGGCAATAACCCAATCCCCCTACATGCCTGCCGGTGAGCGGCGGGCGGAGCTATGCACATGCCTAATTGGATCACGAACAAAGTCGAAGCCCCTCGCGAAGTTCTGGAAAGCCTGCTCAACCCAGAAGGCCGCATCGACTTCAACACCATCATCCCCTTTATGGGCACCTTCGATTGGAATGGCATCGATTGCGCGGCCGAGGAGGTAGCCGAGGTGATCACAGCCCAGCCCTTGAATGATCACCCGCTTATCGCATCGTTGCAGCGCGACAGCCGAGCGAAGGTGAATGCGCTGAAATTGAGCGACGAGGGATTCGAGCAGTTCGTGCAGATGCTGCGTAACAAGCGCCAGCACGGGTACTTCCACAGCATGGACTTTGCCCGTGACCAGTGGGGTACTAAGTGGAACGCCTGCAACCAGGCTGTAAATCTTGACGCTCAAGAGCTTGAGTTCGAGACCGCCTGGAGCTGTCCACGCCCGATCTACAAGGCGCTCTCTGCGAAATTCCTGGACGCTACGATCATCGTCCGGTTTGCTGATGAGGATATCGGCAGCAACTGCGGAACAATCGCCTGGAAAGGCGGTGAAGTCTCAACCGAGGATGTGGCGGGCAATTGGAACGATATGAGCGAAACGGATCAGGACAAGTGGAGCGCCTTTGCGCGCGACCTGACTGGGCGCACCGCTGACGACGAATAACCCACCTTCAGCCGCCCAGCGCGGCAAGGACACCCCATGTTCGCAATGAAACTCACCATGATACTGCTGGGCGCTTTGCTGTACCTGGTAGGAACACTCGGCTGGTTCTTCTGGGCCGGGCCTGACCTTGTGGGCACTGGCACCACCGAGGCACTGCTCTACGCCTTCGCCGGCACATGCGCCTGGGGGCTGATCACCTTCGGCCTGGCCATCCACATCATCAAACAAGCACGGCCCACTGCGGCCCCCGGGAGGTAGCTATGCGAAAGGAACTCATCAAAATCAGCGAATTCCAGCGTCGCCGCTGGGGGGAAAACGGTACACCACCCTGCCCCCAGGCAATTCGCAATCACATCCGCAACGGTATGGTACCGGGCGAGCAAATCGGGAAACTCTGGTACGTTGATTGGACTGCGTTCAACTCGTCCAATCGTAACGACCTTGTCGCAATGGTATTGAAAGGAGCTGCATGATGTCCCCACGGCCGCGCAATACTGCGAACAAGAGCCTTCCGCAGAACCTGTACTTCGACGCGCGGCGCGGGACATATCGCTACCGGCGCCCTACTGACGGGAAGTTCTTCCCGTTCGGCCCGGATCGGGTGAAAGCCATCGACGCAGCTAAGCAGCTGAACCTTGAGTTCATGCGCGGCGCTGACCTGGTCGGCGCGGTGATGTCCAACCCATCTGACAGCTTCGAGGGTTTCCTCGACAAATATGAAGCTGAGGTGCTGCCGCCCAGGGAGCTTGCGAAAGGCACTCTTGGCCTATATGCGGTTCACTTTCGGCGGTTCAGGAAGTGGTTTGAAGGGAAGACTGTAGATCAGATCACCATTCGCATGATCGCCGCCGAGCTGGATCGGCTCACCCCGCGCACGGCAAACCAATGCCGGGCGCTGTTGACCGACATTTTCAACCATGCCGCAGCCAAGGGCCTGTGCCCGGACAACCCGGCGGCCAGCACCATCAACCGGATCGAGAAGAAACAGCGCAAGCGCCACACCGTTGAGGGCCTGAAGGCTATCAGGGAGAAGTCGCCGGCCTGGCTACAGAACGCCATCGACCTGGCACTGATCACAGCTCAACGGCGTACCGACATCTTAGACATGCGTTTCGATGGGGTTCGGGAAGGGTTTCTGTATGTCGTGCAGAAGAAGACGGCAAAGGCAACAGACGCGGCCTGGATACGGTTCAGGGTCACGCCCGAGTTGCAGGCAGTAATCAGCCGGTGCCGCGATGATGTGGTTTCACCATACCTGGTACACCGCAAGCCGGATCGTCTGAAACAGAAGCAGGCACAAACAAAGGACCACTGGACGAAGATTGAAGAACGGTATTTGACGCGAGCATTCAAGGAGGCCAGAGAGGCGGCGAACTGCTACGCGGGATGGAAGGAGGAAGAGATGCCAGGCTTCCATGAAGTGCGGGCGCTGTCGCTGCACCTGTACAAGAAAGCCGGAAAGGATGGGCAGAAGATCGCAGGCCATGCGAGCGAGGGCATGACCAAAAACTACCAGCGAGACCATGAGGAAATCATCTGGTCCGATGCTGTTCCGGACCTGAATATCAGCGAAATCACTGGGTAG